AAGAGGATAGAGACATTAGGGCTGATTGAAGATCGCCCACCTGCGGCGATAGATGATGCGCCGGAAGGAAAGCCGCACAGTGCTGCCAAATTAGATTGAATCATCATGACAACACGGTCCGACGATTTCAACCGAGCCAATAGCACGTCACCGGGATCAGATTGGTCTGAGGATAGCGGCGATTGGCAAATCAATAGCAACACTGTCTACAACTACACGACGGGCAGCAGCTATCGCAAGCTGCGCTGGATCGGCGCGGCGATGGACAGCAATGACTACTCGGTTGAGATCGTTGGTCGTGGGCCAACGAACGGCCACGGCATTGGACCCGCCGCACGCCTGACGGCAGACAGCACCGTGACGTACTATGCGCTGATTATCTTCGGAGGGTACGGCGCGTATTTGGTCTACATCGACGCCGGCGCTGAGTCGGTGCTGGCCTCGTCAAGCGGATTCACGGCCAACACATCCACCATGCGGCCATTGGTGGGGGTGCAATCGTGAGCATCACACGGATAGAGACAGAGCAGATACTTCAGCGGCGGCTGGGCGGCTTCCTGGCCGAGGCGGATATGGACGCACTGCAAGATGGCGTCAACCCCTGGTTGACCGACCCGCTGCGGTGGGCGCTCTCCATGTTGGGCGTCGAGTCGGCCAGCGTCTCGGCAGTGACGGATGCAGACCTGTCAGGGGTGCAGCGCAGCCAGGTCGATGCGCTGCTGGACTTGGCGGAACTGCGCGCGCTGGAGGCGGTGCAAACCAATCTGGTGAGCGTAGAGACGTGGGTGGGGGAGGTGAAGGAAGACCCGTCTGCCTTCACGCAGAATCTGGCAAGCATCATCGTCACGAAACGGGAGCAGATTGCGGCGCGCTATGGGGCGCTGCTGGCGCGCCCGCTTGACCCGTCTGTCAGCGCCAAGAGCGCGAGGCTGATCGCCCTATGACGCTGCGACGCTTTGCGACGGTGACGGCGGACGTGCTGCGCGCCACATTGACGAATGGCAAGCGCGGCGCGGCGACAACGCACCTGTCTATGCTACAGGCGACGCCCTTGCAGCCAGCCAACCCGGAGTTGCTGCTGCGCATGGAGTTGCGCACGCCGCACCAGGTCTTCGAGACCTACGTCGTCGGCCATCACGACATTGTGACCGGCGACATGCTCAGCATTGCAGGCGTCACGTATCCGATCCGCGGCGCGGCGAAATGGGAGCCACCCGGCAGGGCGATTGGCGAGTTCATGCACCTGGTCGTCGAGGACGTGCAGCTATGAGCAACGGCAGCGCACCCATCAGCCGCAAGACCGTGCGAGAAGCCATCGGCGCAGGGCTGGCCGCCAACCTGTCCTCGGCGCAGGCGGTCTACAACCACTCAAAGGCAAACTTTGCCGGACAGACGCCTGTCGTGCGGATTTCCAGCGAATCGTCGGAGAGACCGGGGCTGACCCGGCAGGGCATTCGCTCCGTCTTTCGCTACACGGTCGAAGTGTGGGTGCTTTTGACCGACCGGGAAGACTGGAATGAGCAGGACGCCGAAGACACGCTGGACACGTTGGAGGCGGAGATCATCACGTGGATGACGCAGAACCACAACACCGACACGTGGTCGTCGCTCACCTATGACGGTCAATCGACCGTGGTGGTGGCGACTGACGGCGGCGACACATGGCTGATCGAAAGAATTCCGATTCGAGCGGAGGTGCATGGATGAAACAGAAGCAGGTGCAGCCCGTTCCGCTGCGCTATGTGGGGGAAGGAGCATATCTGCCCTTTGTCCCGGCCAGAGACTTGACGGTCGAGGAAGCGGCGCAGCACTGGGCAATCATCCAGGAAGCGCACGCCAACGGGCAGCGGCTGTACGTTCCGGTTGAGGAAGCCAGTCAGACACAAACGGAGGAAAGAACAGAATGACCTACGCAACATGGCCTTTCAACCTTTGCCAGATGGGGCGAGGGACGGCAATCACGACGGGCGGCGCCATCGGCAGTGATAACGCCATCGCTGCGACCACGGTGTGGCGCGGCGTCTTTGGCGGCTTTGACGACACCAGAGAGCGCCAGACGACCGAGGAGGATGTGGGTACGATGGCGTCGGCGGAACGCACGGCGGACACGAGACTCATGGCGACCGTGCCCATGCCGCAGACCACCTTGACCTACGAACAGATTCTGCATGTGCTGGAAGCGAGCATGGGGCAGGTCAACCCGACCGGAACCGCCCCTGGCCCCTACGTCTACGCGTACAGCGTGCCGCTCTCGACCACACCGCCGACGATTCGCCCGTACACGCTTAGAGTCGGCAACGTGCTGGCGCCATCCGACATCAAGATTGTGCCCGGCAGTTGGGTACAGGAGTGGGAGATGTCGGGCGAGGCGGGCAGCTTCTGGACGGTGCAGGCGACATGGCAGGGGCAGCGCGGCATCAACGGTGCGTTCACCAGTGCGATTGCGCTGCCCGCCGTGCAGGATGTGATTTTCAGCAACACCAGCCTTTTTATCGACGCCAGCGGGGGAACCATCGGTACGACACAGATTCAGGGCGTGCTGATTGCGGCGTCGATCAAATACGCCAGCGCCATTGAGTGGGTGCCGCCTGGCGACGGCACGCTCTACCCAACCCGAATTAAGATTGGGCGGCCACGCATTACCTACACCCTGACGCTGGAACTGCAAGAGGTGAGCGGCGTCAGCCGGGTGGCGCAGCAGCGGGCAGCGTTCGAGAACAACACGCTGCAACTGATTCGCTTGCGCTGCCCAGGCACGAGCGGGCGCTATATCAACTGGGACATTGCCGCCCGCCATGACAGCGTAGGGGCGTATGAGAAAAACGGCGACACCAACACGACGGTGACGATTGAGGGACATGCTGACTACAGCGCGACCGACGCGCTCATGTTTGGCGTGAGCGTCGCCAACGGGCTGGCGAGCGTGGCGTAAGTCGGGCATAGGAGTCAACTCCTATGCTTCCATGAAACAAGTTTGAGGCAAGAGAGGAACGAGAGACATGGCACTGATGACCAGAGAGCAGATTCTCGGCGCGGTAGACATTGCGTTTGAGGACATTGATTTGAGCGACATTCCCGGTTGGGGGACGGTGCGCATCAAAGACCTGAGCGCGGCGGAGCGTGACCGGCTGGAGGCGAGCATGGTCAGGCAACGCAGCCAGCCCAAGCGAGGCGGAGGCGTCACCATGCAACAGGAGACCAACCTGGAGAATATCCGGGCGCGCTTCTGTGCGGCGGCGATGGTCGGGGAGGAGATGCAGTTGCTCTTTAGCGAAGCCGACATCATCGCGTTGGGACGCAAGAGCGCCAGGGCGCTTGACCGCATCTTCGACCGGGTGCGTGCGCGCAACGGGCTGACCGAGGAGGCGGTGAACGAATTGGTGGAAAATTTCGACAGCGGCCAGACAGACGATTCGCCTTCCGTCTAGCTCTGGCCGTTGGCGCGCCGAACGTCGATGCGATGCTGGCAGGGATGAGCAGTCGCCAGTTCTCGGAGTGGATGGCCTACGCAGCCGTCGAGCCATTTGGTGAGGAGCGGGACGATTACCGGCTGGCTCACGGGTTGGCGGTAATCGTCAACCTGTTCAGGGGAAAGAACGATCAGCCCGTGCGGTTGGTCGATTTGCTGCCGAAGGTGGGAGTGCTGGCGGATGAAACTGGCGCATCTTCGCTTGCCGAAACGCCAGCCATTCACCCAAACGTACAACGTTTTGAGGCGATGATGGAACACCTACAATGGGCACAATCGCAAACCTAGCCATCAAGATCACAGCCAATGCAGCCGAACTCAAGGCGGCGCTATCTGACGCTGCGTCCGCCGTGTCTGCGACGGGTAGCAAGATTCAGGGCGTCGGCGCAAAGATGACGGCGGGTGTCACGCTGCCGTTGGTTGGCATGGGGGCGGCTGCACTCAAGGCGGCGACCGACTTCAACGCAGGAATGGCGAACGTCGCCTCGTTGGGCGTGCCGATCGAGCGGGTGAACGATCTCAAGGATGCTGTGCAGGATATGTCGGTCGAGCTTGGCAAGAGCACCGGCGATCTGTCCGATGGCCTCTATCAGGTTGTGTCTGCCTTCGGCGACAGTGCCGATACGGTTGAGCTTCTGCGCATCAACGCACAGGCGGCGGCTGCGGGGCTGGCCACCACGACGGACGCTATCAACCTGACAAGCTCCGTCACCAAAGCCTATGGGGATACGTCGTCGAGCGCAGTGCAGCAGGTCAGCGATCTGGCATTTCAGGCGGTGAAACTGGGACAGACTACCTTCCCGGAACTGGCATCGAGCATGGGGCGGGTGGCCCCACTTGCGGCCTCGTTGGGCGTCGGCGTCGAGGAGTTGTTTGGCACGATGGCGACATTCACCGGCGTGACGGGGACGGCCAGCGAGGTGATGGGTGTGACGGCGGAGGCTCCCAACTTCCAGT